GGTGATACCGCAAACTCTATACAGCATACTGCAGCAGGTGCAGGTCTTGGTAGAGGAACAGGTGCAGCATTAAATATTGCCAAGGGTGTTTCTGAGAAATCTGACGAACTCTATAGAACTGCAATGGCAGACTATCAGAATGAACGTGATTTCCAGTATAAGAAATATCAAGATGCAATTAGGAACAATCAGAATTACCTCTCTGCTCTTAGAGAAGGTAATGAATACAAGATTGGTCTTCAGGGTAACCTTGCACAAGATTACTTTAATACTCAAGACTCTAGAATGTCTGATGTTCTTAAAGCACAGCAAGATAAGTTAAATGCACAGCAAACATATGCAAATGCAATCGCTGGGTTATACTAAGGAGTAAACATGGGAGTTTATACAAGTAATACATTTAATCCAATGAGCTCTATCCAGGCTGCATTGAATAACGTAAATGAACGTAACCGTATTAAGAATGAATACTGGAAACGTAAAGGTGAAATCTGGTCAAACTTTGCTCAGGATATGGGTAAGCTTGGAACAAGGATGATTGACGGTTTCACAGCATATTCTGAAAGTAATGACCCGAATAGTCCAGAAGCAAGACTCGAAGCCTTAGAGAAAGAACTTAAGGATGCAGAAGAAGCTGAAAGACTTCAAGCAATCCAGGATAAGTATAATGAACAGGTTGCTCAAAGACAGGCTATGGATGAATATTTAAATAATACTCCAGAAGCTCTTGCAAATCGTTATGCAATGGCTATGAGAGATTATAGACCAAACTTTAATGGATATAATTATAACCAGTTCCAAGGTGGAGTATATCCAGAACAGGAAATGCAAGATTTCTATCGTAGGGGGATTTAATGCCTAGAAGCGTAGCAGAAATTCAGGCTGAAATAGCCAAAGTAAAGCAAGAAATTGCAACACGTGATATGTATAGACAACCTCAGTCAAGGGTTGGTTGGGCTACTTATGTCGGAACTGGTGACAGAGGATTGCTCGATGCATATCAGAATAGAGAAGACCAGTATAATAAGATGCTAAAGCAACAGCAATTCCAGGCTGCTGAAGCTGCACTTGCTCGTAAGTTCCAAGAAGCAGAGAATGAACGTAACCGTCAGAATGCTAAAGCAATTGCAGCTATGAATAAAGAGGATGCTGCATCTGATAAGGCAATTGCAAGAGCTAAAGCTGCAGATAAAGAAAGACTGGATGCTGAGCTTGCACAAGCAGAATACGATGATGCAATTAATAAAGTTGATTTAGATAAGCCTGAAACTGTCTTAGCTGCAAAGAAGGCTGCAATTAAACTTAATTATGCAAACCGTAATTTACCTTATTATGCAGATGACCCACAGTCATTTACTGTTTCTACAGAATTTACAGAAGATGCTCAGCCTGTAGCAATTAATAAGAAAGTAAATAATGCAATTCAAGTTCTTGACCCAATCATTACTGCACCACAGAAACAGTGGACAGATCAACAGAGGGAAGATTATAAGAATGCATTTGAAATCATTAAGCAACACAAACCAGAGTTAATAACTAAATATCAAATTGAAGAGACTAAGAAAGGTGCATCTGTTGAAGAGAAAGAACGTGCAGAACTTAAATCTCTTAAGAAGAAACGTGATAATGGTGAGAATTTGACTTCTCGTCAAAGTAAGAGACTTAATGAATTAGAAGCAAAGTATAAATAAGGAGACTTTATGACAATAGAAGATTTCCTTGAAGAAACCGCATCACAATGGGATAAGAAATCATTTAAAGAAGCTGATGCAGATTTAAAGAAATTATCCAACGATGCGTGGATTAGAAAGTGGAGTCCAAAGATCATGTCTAATAAGAACATGGTCGCGGATTTCTATAATCTTAAGAACTTTAAACCATTACCAGAAAGATTACGTAATTCCTTTAAAGAATTTAACTTTGCACCATCTGATGCATGGAAACAACAGATTTATCAGTCTGAATATAAAGATGTTCCTCGTGATGAGTTTGAACGTGTTCTTAGTAATATGAAGAAATATTATGATGAAGAAATCGCTCGTCAAGATTCTATTGGTGCAAGAAAGCAACGTGAAAGAGAAGTTAAGAAATGGCCATTATGGAGAGATATTCTTGCATCCGATTATGCAAAGCAACGTTATATTGAAGAACCAGAAACTGCATTAATTGGTGAACAAGCTCCATCATTAGGCAAAGCTCCAAATACAAGATGGGGTGCTGGTGCAGACCTTGCTGCAGGAACAGTTGGAACCGCTGCAGATTTCGTACCTCCAGCATGGTGGGTAGGACCATTAGTAAGAACTGGTAGAGATGTTGGTTATTTAGCAAGTAATTCTAAATATTCTAAAGATGTTAATGATATTGCTAAAGAACGTATTGCAGATCTCGGTATTAATATGGGCGCAAGATTCTTAGCAAATGCTCGTAAAGGTCAAAGAATTGCAAATGAAATGACCAATCCAGAAGTTGCAAGAACATTAGGTGTTGATGCAACAACTGAAGCTATTAATGAATCTATGGCTAAGGTTAATTCTCTAACAATGCAATCATTAAATGATAAGGAATTAATTAACGTTATTAAGGATTTACCAGAATCTCCAATGAAAGCTGATTTAATTAATGCTATTAAGACTTCAGAAGAGAATCTCGGAAGACCTATTAATAGAAAGGCAATTGGTGATGTCGTTGCTAAATATCAGGTTGAAACAAGACCAGCTATACAAGAATCTGCACGCGGAATTCGTGAAGGTAATGTTCTAGTTGTTGGTGATCAAGGACCGTTTGGTAAGAATGCATCTACGTATCTTAAAGATGTAGCTCAAGCAACGCCTTATGAAGAGTTAACTAAAGGACAGAAAGCTAGTTATTTATATAATAAATTAATTGGTAAGATTAATAAAGGTAGTTTAGGTCAAATTGGTATTCAAGCTATGGCAGATATACAAGGTCGTGGTCATAGCCCGGTTAATTATGATAGAACTGAAGAATTTGAACGTCTTAAAGAATATTATAAGCAAACACGTGGTGAAGATTGGATTAAATTTGGACCTGCCTTTGCACCTAAAGAAGAAGAAGGAAGCCCAGCATGGGAAGCTTACAAAGAAGTAATGATGGGGATTAAATAATGCGCAATTGGGACAATTGGTTAAGATATCAAGATAACGACCGTAATCCTTTACACGGTTGTATTCAATTCATGGTAAAGGACGGTAACACAGTAGCACCCATTTATGATTCTGAAGGTACTGCTCTTGCAAATCCACAAGTAACCGATACATATGGTAGGACGAAATATCAGGTCTTCATCGATACTGATGTTATTGCCTATTTCTACAAATATATTGGTGAAGGTGTTTGGTCAGGACAGGAAGATATTGATACTTCTGATGTTTCTAAATGGTTACTTCAGTATACTTCTGAGAATACTTTAGATATTCTTGCAAATATAACCTCTGATACTGTCGTTGCAATTGGAACAATGGAAGACCTCAGAGATGTTGATGTTGACGGAATTCCTGTTGTAGACGGTAAGAAGATGATTACTCTCTTGGGTTATTTCAACTCTGGAGATAAGGAACCAATTAATTATTACTGGAATCCAGAATCTACAGAACAGGATAATGGCGGTTCCGTAATTGCATCCAATAACCTCATTACTGGTCGTTGGATTATGGTACAACCTACAGAACATGTAGATTCTAGACATTTCGGTGCATTCCCGTCTAATTCTATGAATATGGAAGATCAGACTTACCAGATTGGTAACCTCTTCGCATATTGTTCTGTTCACAGTTTAAGACCATTCTTCAATGGTTCTACAGATTACAGATGGTTTAAATTTACGAATCTTAACGTTATCGTAGATGAAATTGATATTTCTGATGGTACGAGATTTATGGATTTGGGTAACAATACCATTCAAGGTAACTGGAATGGCGATCCGTTCTTTAACCTCTCTAATACTACAGTCGTTGCAGAGAATGTTAAGACATCTTGGATGGCTAAAGCATATACTGGTTATAAGAACGTTATCTTAGACAGAATCTCTGCTCAGAAGAACTGGCAGGATGCAAATATTGATGTAAGATATAGTCCATGTTACGGTTATAACTTTAACCATTGTGTTATCTCTGAGAACGGTAATATCGGTTCCGACAATACAAACGGTATTAATAATACGTTCATTAACTGTAAGTTGAATGAAAGAATGTTTATAACCGATGGCGATTATACTGTATCTCTCGTTGGACTAACCTCTGGCTGTCAGATTGATATGGATGATTTCCGTAATAACATGTGGTTATACAAACAGTTACGTTTAACCTCTGACGGTAATGCATTCTTCGATTATCGTGATATGCCAAATGTTGGAGCACCATTTGTTAACTATACTGGTAACATGGTTACTTCTGATACTATTTGGGTAACTAACCTCAAGAATCTTTATGCAACACGTTATTTGTTAAGTAATGCAAATGGACAGATTACTACATATGTATTAGAGAACTGTGTTGGTTATTACCAGATTCCTGATAACATGACAGTTAGTATTATATCTAGCTCTGTTAAGCTCAGACTAGGTCATAACTGTGTAATTCAGGCACGTGATTCTGACGTTACTCTTGATGATTACTACATTCATACTGCAGACAGAAACCCAACCATTTCGTTACGTAACTGTACATTAAATGGTGAATATACCGGTAACTATAGATGGAAATCCTTTACATCTTATGATTCTATTATCATGTGTGCAAACGAATGTATGAATTCTGTTGTTAAGGATTCTCAGATTAATGGAAACTTAAGATTAATTGCAGAACCTGGAACATCCAGAACTGTTACATATTTATCCAATACTGTTACAGTTTCTCATTTCATTCATGGTTACTTAGATAATAATATCTTTAATGCAGCTTTCAATATTGATGGTCAGTCTGCAAATACAATATTTGGTGCATCTCATGTTCTCGTTGATTCTCTCATTATTCAGAATAACCGTAGTAACTTAACGAATGCTCAAGCTTGGGGAATTTCCAGACTTGGTTGTATGGCTTCTGATGCTCTCAACTACTACACCTTTGTTAATAACACAGGTGGTTTCGAGTGTGTTCTAGATATGCATCAAGTTCCGATTATTCCTGGTGGTACCTTAATAACCACATCGCAGAATGGTATGTTAACTGAAACATTAGGTCAGTTAATTGAATCTGTACGTTGGGCACAGAATATCTCTACAAATCCAGAAACTCCATCTTATGCAGATAATATGATGGCTTATTTCACAAAGATGAGAATGTTCATTATTGGTCTTTATGATGCAACTGTTAATCTTGAAATCTCGTTAATTGATAATCCAATGAAAGGCGGTGAATTCCATGGTACTACAGATACAATTCATTTGAATCCTAATGCAAACTATATTGCAGATGGAGGAACAATCTATAACTACATGTGTAGCGTATATGGACCATCGACAGTTCAGGCTAGATTAAGTACGTATTCTAAATATGATTCTAATCTTGATAATTCTCATACATTTATATTACCTGACCTTGCAAAGGATCCATACTCAAATAGCGATGAATGGCAAATCCGTAACTTTATCTTAGGTAAAGGTCCAGGTTGGTTTACTGGAACATCTGTTGACTGCTCTCTTAGAATCAGACAGGCAGACAAGAGATTCTAATTATTTGACATAAATAAGGATTTAAGATGGACAATATTATAACACAATGTAACGCATTCCTCGTAAAGTCTGACTCACGTTACGCAAATACAATTAAACGTGCAGTTAATGACTTACGTAGGTATTCTGGTGATTTCTGGAATAAGGAAACCATTGCCCAGTATAAGAGAAATAAGAGAACAAATTTGTCGTTAAATAACTGGAATCCTATGGTTAACGCAATTGCATCTCCTATTTCCAATTCACCATGGCATGTTGAGTTAACTGACAATAACATGTCTGAAATTCAAGAAGCAATTGACAATATCGAATCTGATTCTGATACTAAATCTGCAATCATTGATGCATTCAGAAAGGCAGTATTAACGGGTTATGGTTACTTGGTTGCAACGACTGTAGAAGACGAATTGACTGGGGAACCTAAGATTATCGTCGAATCTGCAACTCATATCGATGCAATTGCAGTTGACCCATCTTGTTCTACTCCAGAATGTTCTGATGCAGAAGAAGGTGCTGTTATTAACTATATCTCTTTAAGGAAAGCTAAACGTCTTTACGGTAATGATATTGTTCCAATGGCTTATCCTGATGTTGAATGTTCTATTGCATTCTCTCAGTTTGACCAATGGGAAATACCAGAAGATTCTGTAGCCGTTATTTCTTACTTTACAAAGAATGAACAAGGTTATGTAGATTTATACAAGATTGTTGGTGATAAGGTTGTTCAGCAAATTGCATTACCGATTAGATACATTCCTATTCTGAGAATTGCAGGTAATGAAATATTTGAAAGAAACCAGATTAATTATAACGGTATTGTTCAGCAAACATTATCTCTAGAACTTGGTGCAAATATTGCATATTCTACCATGGTTGACAGAGTTGGTCGTTCTGCTAAGGCAAACTATATGATTAACGTTGATGCATTATTGCCAAAGAATATGGCTGCAGTTAATGAAGATGATACTGTCGCAGTCTTATGGAAAGGTGAACATCAACCAGTTCCTTTAACAGAACAGTTTGCTACGGGTGATTTACAGGCTACAATCGATACATGTAGAACGTTAATGGAAGATACCATGGGTATTCCTCTCACTGGTATTGTTGACCAGAAGGAAAGAACTGCTACAGAAATATTACGTCAGGAAATTTCCAAGGAATCCAACACAGCAAACTATTATAATAATGCATTCAAGGCTATCAGAACCTTGGGCAAGATTATGATTGAATTGTTAAATGGTGGTCAAGACCTTAAGTTTACATTAGAGAACGGTCCTTCTGTTATTACTCGCCAAATGAAGCAGAGACAGGAATTAACAGCATTGGCTACAATCATGCCAGATAACATGAAACCGATTATTGCCAAGTACTTTGCTGATACGTTGAAGAATGACCTTGGTGATGAACTCTCTCGCAATATTGTTGCAAACTTACCGGCTGATGTTAACTTTGTTACTGAAGGTCAGGATCCTGCTGCAGTTCATATGCTCGAACAGATGAAGATGACCATGGATATGAACATGGAAGAAATGGGATTACTCAAACAAGAGAATGAAGACCTCAAGAAACAGTTATTCCAGGCACAAATGAGCATGATGGACGGTCGTGAACAGAGAGAACTCGATTGGCAGAAGTTTGTAGTTTCTGAACAGGATAAGATGATGGTTGAATCTGCTAAGGCTGAGAATGCTGCAGTTAAGACCGAGAACGATGCTGCAAAGGCTACAAATGACGCAGTTCTTAAACAACAGGAACTTGCAATTAAGGAAGCAGAAGTTGCAATTAACTCTCAAGAGAAGGAAACCGATCAGGTATTGAATAGCTATAAACTTGCTATCGATGCTGCAAATATCGGTAACGATTTCAAGGAGGAATAATGTTATTTCAAATCTTAACAGGTTCAGGCTTAAGCGGTAACTCCATGAAAGGTGGTAACCGTTTAGCCGTTGAAAGACAGACACAGCAAGAACATGATTCTTTACAGGATCCGATGATTCAATTCCCAAGAGAATATGCAAATGCTATGTCTTTACCTCCAGGACCTATCAAATCTATGGTACTGGAACAATTAAGAAATATGGCTGAAGATGTAGAGAAAGATTATCCTAAATATTGGGATGATCGTACTCCAAGAAAGCCAGTATCTCAGTCGTCTAGTTGGGTTGGTAATGTAGATTATGACCCAATCACTCAGACTGCAAATATTCAATTAGGTAATAAGTTATATCAATATCCGAATGTAACACCAGAAGGTATGGCTAAATTCCTTAATTCTGGTTCTTTGGGTAAATTCTTGAATAATCTTAAACCATATACTGGTCAAGGATTCTAAACTTCTCTAATTATTCTTCATATATGGGACCACATGTTCCAAGGCTGGCGATAGTGCTTTGCAAGCACCGTGGAAGAGTTCGATTCTCTTTGGCTCCATGAAATATCTAATTATTTCTGTATAATGGTAACGGTGACCATTATATGTAAATTTAAATTAACACCGGCGAGGAATGACAATCCTATATGAGTATGTCAACAGAGCAAGCCTTGAGCTATATGAAAGGCAACGATAAAGATGCGAAGGTAACTGAGACCCCATCAGTCGAAGAAACCAAATCGGAAGAAGTTAACGTCGATTCTCCTGAGGATGCAAAGAAGGTTGAAACTAAGGAAGTTGAAACCAAAGATGACGGCGATAAGCCAAACGACGGCGATCAACCTAAAGTTGAAGATAAGGGAAGTGATGAGCCCAAGGTCGAAGAAACGAAGGATGATAAGAAGAAAGAACTGACACCGCAAGATTATGCGTTCATGAAACAGAAAGATAAGAACCGTAAATTGCAGGACAAATATGACAAGTTGAACAACAAGTTCAATGAAACCAACAAGCAGAAAGACGCACGAATCAAAGAACTTGAAGATGCGTTAAAGAAGTATCAAGACCTTAAATCCGAAGATTTCAAGAAACAGGATGGTACGGTTGACTATGATGCATTTACTGACTGGAAGGTTCAACAGAAAGACATGCAGAATGAAGTAAGTAATCTGCGTAAATCTATGGAACAGGACCAGATTCAGCATGCAATCGACTATGACCGTTACGTAACTGAAAGATGTTTCGAAGGAAAGGAATTGGAAGATTACGATAATCTTATTGCAACCAAGGGTGGAATATTTGCGAATGAAATACATAAGGTTGATAAGACTAACGCAGCTTTCAATTACCTCGAAACATTGAATGATTATCCGATTGTTCTTCGTGAACTCATGACTAACCCGAATAGATGGTTAAATAGTATGTTCAGAAGTACTGACCCGGATATGATTAAATGGAATACTGCGAGGGTTGCTGATACAATCTTAAACGAATATTACAGTTCTAAGAAACCTGCAGAAACTCCTGCTCCAAAGCCTGCTATGCCCGTCATCGGAAAGCAGATAACAAATGCTGGTGCTACTACTAGTCCACATCAGAGTATAACGTCTAGTATGGCATCGATTAACAAATATTTACAAACACATAGACATTAAATCCAAAGGAAATAAATTATGAATTACAAAGATTCTGTTAACAATGAATTTCAGGTTAATGAACGCACCGAACTCGTTCTTATCCGCTCTGCTGAAGCAGCTCCGTACCTCACTGTTGGTACTAAGTCCTATTTAGGTGACCAGCTCGTTGGAAAGAGAAATGGTCAGACTTATCAGTTCGTCATCCGTGATGCTGGTGAATATGTTACTGGTATTGATATTACTGGTCACAAGTCCACTCTCAAGGAACGTCCGGTTGAATTCAAGATTCAGGAAGGTAACATCGCAATTGATACCGATATCCTCGTTAAGGCTTCTGTAGATTTCGATAAGGAAATTGCTCAGCCTAATGGTGAGAAGCTCGCTAAGGGCCTCGTTAAGGATGTTATGGATGCTGACCTCGGTAAGCAGAATACCGCATTCGTTGGTCAGGGTTGGTTACCGTTGTTTAAGGCCTCTAACTTCCTCGAATCCATCTCGTCTGAATCGCAGTATGCATTCTTCGACCCAATGATTCATTCTATCGCTCGTTCGTCTGGTAAGGCTTATGAACCTGCTGGTGACGTCGAACCGATTTATCGTAAGGGTCTTAAGGGTACTATTGGTGAAGCTGAAGTCCGTTCTCAGCAAGGTTTCAAGGTTGTTGAAATTTCTGAAGCTCTCGCAAACGAACTTTCGAGTGCAACTGTTGCATCTTACGTTTCTGGTGACAAGGTTGATACATTGACTCTCAACAACGTTACTGAAGATATTCCGGCTGGTACTCCATTGTTCATCGCTGGTGTTAAGGCATGTGACCTCGTTGGTGAAGCTACCTCTGCTCCAAAGGCATTCATTGCAATCGAAGATGGTGCTGCTGGTGTTGTTAAGGTCCGTCACGTTGATTTCGCTGGTCGTGGTACTCGTGAAGCTTCTGCTGTCCCGGCTGCAAATGCTAAGCTCGTTAACCCAATTAAGGAAGGTACATACTTCACTGGTATTATCCGTCTTAATGGTGCTTTCGAAGCTGATACCATCAAGGATCTTGACTGGTCTAACGCAGATGAACGTGTTTCTACTCCGAACGGAATCACAATGCATACCGCTCGTGCAGTTGACGTCATGAAGGGAACCAATACTACTCGTTACACCATCGCTGGTGTCTGGGGTATTACTGACCCACGTGCCGTTACTTACGTCTGTATCAAGGATGCAACTTCTAACGTCGTTGCTCTCTAATCCAGATTAGATAACACAAATTAAATAACCTCCGTAGGAAGTTCCTCGGAGGTTTCTTTATTATATATTATTATATATATTATTATTAACAATATTCTAATTACGTGAACTTTCTTACACATATGTTAGAAATTTAAACAAATAACTTTAAGTAACGTTCTTTATTACACCATCGTTCTTGTAGTTTCTGATATTGGTAGTTTAATAACATTTCGTAATTATCATTTGCTCGTTCAACAATATACTTGAATGATTGTTTAGTTACGTTATTTGGTACCTTCTGGTATGGATGTGCTATTGCATACGTAGAAATATCAGAACATAGACATACTCTACCGACGGCTGCAGCTTCTAAATATTTCAAATCAGATTTGCAGTTACCAAAGTAATTGTCTTCAATAAACGAGAGTATAAACTTGGTCTGTAATGCATTCTTTGCAAACTGTATAGGGTAATCCTCGATTGCAACCCATGGTGATTCTTTCACAACGTTTAAGAACCAAGGCTTAGGACCCATAATGTGTACCTTCTGATTCTGTAAATATTGAACTGCACCTTTAGGGAAATCACCGTAGCTCTTGTCGTCATAATGTGTAGGGGAACCTGCATAGAAGAATGAGATTTCATTTGGTGCCTTATATCTGTCAAATCTCCATGTATTAAAGTCAAGACAGTTAGGAATTACTTCAATCTTCTCTTTAGGTAAGAACTGTGATAAATTCTCTTTAAGGAATTCATTTGTACATGTAACCTTGTCTGCAAGTAAATCTAAGTATTTCTTCATACCTTCGAAATTCTCTTGTGCATGTATCTGACAACGGTTATATTCTGGTAATTCATGCCAAACATCATCATCATAATCACAAATAATCTTTACTCCTGTCTGCTCTTTCAATTTAAGTAATGATTCAAACGTACTTGGTGAACATAATCTTTGTGTATATATATAATCTTGTCCATAATAATGGAAACGACCTGCTGGACTTAATGTTGCTTTACATGATGAATACAACTTATTAAATGGGTTTCTAATACGATAATATCCACAAGCGAAATAATCGCCAGGAACAAAGTTTACTTGTATATCTTTAAATTCTTTATTCATATTAATGCCTCTTAATCTTATGATCTGTGAATTCTTCATTATAAATTGTTAATTCTTCTAAACAATGGTCTGTAATAATTTGGTTACGTTCAAGTTCAACGTGTTTATTGGTATAATAATGACAGAATGCTGTATAACAAATTCTATAAGAATAACTATACAATCTACCTTTATTTGGATTAAATGTTGTGATACCTGCTAACAATTCTAATACAGCTTGTTCAAATAATTCTGCTCTTTCTTCATGTGGTTTATCTGCAAATTTAGGATTACATAATACAATATATATAATTGTATAAATATACTTACCGTATCGTTCATTCTCTTTATCGGTTAAATATTCATTATTCTTTAATTTCATGACCAAATATTCGAAATCATCATTATCTAAGTCATAATACCAACAATAATCTTTACAAGTATGGCTATAATTAATCTTGCGTCTTCTACCAGGATTATTCCAACGCGGCATATTATACATGTTCACCTCTCTTACGTTCCCAGTAAAGCTTACGCGCTTCAGCCATCTTACGTTTAGATTCTTCTGAATGCTGTTTACCATGCATACCGTTTCTTTCACCTATATGATTTACTCCTTTAAGAGCATTAGAAATCTTTAATTTCCATTCTTCATTAAATTTCATACCAATTCTGTGAATACGTGAGTGTTCACCTTTAGGTAAGAATATTAATTCTTCAGCAGGTCTATTATAATAAAGTCCCATCATCTTCATTTCTTTATAAGAATTCTGATAGTCTTCATGAATTTCTAATTTATGATGACATGCCCATTCTTTGAAATTATCAGCTTTAGCAAGTTCATAATTCTCAATTTGTGAAATATCATCTTTGCAATATGATTTAATTCTGTCTAGTGAAGTCATGTTATATCTCCTTACATTATATATATAAACAAATTTAGTAAATATTTGTAAACATATATAAATGTTCAGAATTATTCTGATTATTTAACATCTAATTATTATCTATACATTGAGTCATAAGACCTTATAATAGGTCAGCATTAACAGGAGTTGTTATTATGATTAACGATTTAAATTTAGTTCAATGGGACTATTTACTTTCGCCAGAGTTCGAATTAATTAACAGTGCTGGTAAACCGTTAACTGGTGGTTACATCGAAGTTTATATCCATGGTACACGTAACAAATATTACTGTGCATCCGATTGGAATGGTACTTTACATCCTTTCCAGATTCCTCTGGATTCCATAGGTTCCAATGTAATTCTCGCATCGCCTGAGAATGCATATGATGTCTATGTTTATAATAAGTATGGTTCCCTCATTATGTCTAGATATAACGTCCATTGTCAAGGAGGTAATGGCGGTTCTTCTACATATGTTGGTGATAAGCTTTATTATGGCCAATACAGAGCACGTAATGTCACAACTATAGCAAACCTTACTCGTAATAAGGGTAATATCAATTTGAGCTCAGATGGCTATTTAAAGCTCAAGAATGGCATGTCTTACCATATTACCGTACGAGGTGCATTTGAAGTTGATAATGTAGCAAACGTTGATACTACATTAAATTATATTGAATATACTTCTGTAAATCCTATTAAGATTGATATTGATGAAACTAAGGAAGGTCCTCAATATTTCGAACTTTCTTATGATATTTACAGATTACCAGAAGATATGGATTATCAGGTTGCCTTCGACCAGGCAAACGGTATGGTTACTGACTTAATCGTTGAAGTTCACAGCTTAAGTAATCTTGCTACGTCTGCTGCAGGCGGTGATCAGGAATACGAACCTGGTTGGGGTATTGATATTACCAACAACGTTATTTCTGTCGATCCTTCTATTCTTGACGATTATGTAACCGAAGAAGAATTACTTGAAATTGTAACAGGTATTACTGGTATTATTCCTGAAGACGTTGCAACTCATACTGAAGTTTATGAAGCAACAGTTACCGCAATTGAATATGTAACGGGAATGATTCCATCTTCTCAAGTTCAATCTAACTGGGATGAAACGGATGATACTGACCCATCGTATATCCAGAATAAACCTGATTTATCTATCTATGCAACGCACGATGAAGTAAATACTGTTTCTGGTGAGATAATCGAAACCGTTAATAATGTATCTTCTGTTCTTCATGAAGAAATCACTAATAATAACGAGACAGTTATTGAAACAATCAATAACGTTTCTGGAATATTACATGAAGAAATTATAGAAACTGCTCAGGTCATTACTGGATTAATTCCAGATGTTTCTGACTTTACTACGCATGAAGATGTTAACAGTGCAATTGTAACTGCAATTGACCTTGTTACTGGTATGATACCTGATGCTCAGGTTCAATCCGATTGGAATCAGAGTGACGATACTCAACCAGACTACATTAAGAATAAACCAGACTTAGATATTTACGCAACGCACGATGAAGTAAATACTGTTTCTGGTCAAATCGTTGAGATTGTAAATAATGTCTCTGGTGATATTATCGAAACCGTTAACAATGTCTCTGGTGATATTATCGAAACCGTTAATAACGTTTCCGCAATATTACATGGTGAAATTGAGAATATTCCAGAACAGCAACAGGCTGACTGGGATCAGACTGATGATACCAAGGTAGATTATATCAAGAACAAACCTGATTTATCTATTTATGCAACTCATGATGAAGTTACAGCTGCTGTATCGTCTATAGATTTGAGTGAATATGCAACGCACACAGAAGTTTACGATTCGTCTGTAACCGCAATTCAGTTGGTCACAAGTTTAATTCCGGATGTTTCTGATTTCACTACACATGATGAAGTTCATGAATCTATCGTTTCTGCATTGGAATATGTAACGGGTATCATTCCTGACGCTCAGGTACAGTCTGACTGGACTGAAACCGATACTTCTGATCCTGCATACATTAAGCACAAACCAAATCAGACAGAATTAGTTGCTGGTCAGAATATTGGAATCTTCGATAACGGTTCTACATTAACCATTGCTGCATCTGGTACTGACTTAACCGGTTATGCAACTGAAACTGAAGTTAATTCTGCAATCGTCACTGCTATTAACTACGTTACTGGAATAATTCCTGATGCGCAAGTTCAGAGTAACTGGGAAGAAACTGATAATACTGATCCTTCTTACATTCAGAACAAACCTGACTTATCTGTATATATGACAGAAGAACAGGTCATGGAAATCGTTACTGGTGTTACCGGATTAACCGAATATGGTCAGTTCTATGCAACTGCGGTTTCTGGTGCAGCAACAATGTCCAGAACTAAAGGTACAATCGACGTAACGAATGATGGTAAGATTAAGCTCAAACAAGGCAGTTCTTATCATGTTACTGTTAGAGGTCGTTATAACCAGACAACGCCAAATAATGTTTACAGTAATATTTCCTACATTGAATATATCACGAATAATTCTATTCATGTAAACGTAGATAAGACAATTACGGAATCTCAGTATTTCGAAATCTCTTATGACCTTTATAAGTTGAATTCTGATAGTAACTATTATGTATTCTTCTCTGGTCTTGAAGGTACTGTTAATGACCTCTTTATTGAAATCCATGCATTGGGCGGTATCGGTGGTAACGGTGGTTCTGTTACCGGTGCTGCAGAATATGACGCAGGGTGGGGAATTCAAATTCTAAATAACGTCATTTCTGTCAATCCGTCTATCATTCCAGATGATATTAACCTCGTTGCAGGACAGAATATCGGAATTATGGTTTCCGGCAATGACTTAGTTATCGCTGCATCCGGTTCTGATTTATCCGACTATGCAACATTAGAACAGTTACAGGATTCTGTAGAACTGGTTACTGGTCTTATCCCTGATACATCTGATCTTGCAACAAAGGCTGAGTTACAGGATAATATCGAACTCGTTACTGGATTGATTCCAACTGTTCAGCTCAATTCGAGCAACCTTGTTACTTCGATTAACAACTACCCGATTTATTCTGAAGGTGGTGCAGGAACTACATATACTGCTGGTGACGGAATCGATATTACGAACAATATCATTTCTGTAGATAATACAGTTGCTCTCAAGTCTGATATTCCAGATGTTTCTGATCTTGCAACCAAGGCAGAATTACAGGACGGTTTAGAATTAGTTACAGGATTAATCCCAGACGTTACCAACTATGCAACGCATGCAGAAGTTAACAATGTTTCTGGTGCAATCGTTGATTTAATTCCGGAATTACCTGAAGATATTAACCTTGTTGCAGGTACAAATATTGGTATCACTGTTACAGGTTCTGATATTATCATTTCCGCATCTGGATCTGACATGTCTGACTACGTTACCGAAGAAGAGTTAATCGAAGCGGTTACCTCTGTTACTGCAGCTATCCCTGCAGCTCAGGTACAGTCTAACTGGAACGAATCTGATGCTTCTAGTCCAGCATATATCCAGAATAAACCTACATTTCCTTCTATCGAAGGTCTCGCTACAGTTGCTCAGGTTTCTGCAGTTTCTGGGTATTTACAGAGTGAAATTGATAACATACCTGCACAGGTACAGAGTGACTGGACAGAAGACGATACTACTGACCCAGCATATATTCAGAACAAACCTGACCAAGTAAGACTTGTTGCAGGTCAGAATATCACAATTGTAGACGATGTTGATATTGTTACAATCTCTGCAAGCGTTCCTACTGTTACAGGCTTTGCAACTAAAGAAGAATTACAGGACGGTTTGGAACTTGTCACCGGACTTATTCCTTCTATTGACGGTCTCGCTACAGTTGCAGAAGTCCAGACTGTTTCCGGTTATTTACAGAATGAAATTGAGAATATTCCTGGTGGTACAGAATATACCGCAGGTGAACATATCGGTATCGTTAACGATGAAATCTCCGTTACGGGTATTACAGAACTCGTCGCAGGTAATGCAATTACGATTACCACTTCTGGTGTTTCTGCAATTATCTCTTCTACGGGTGAAGCTCAGGTTCAGTCAGACTGGGACGTTACTGATTCGTCTTCTAAGGCTTATATCAAGAACAAACCAACTATTCCTGATGCACAAGTTCAGAGTAACTGGAACGAAACAAATACATCGTCTAAGGCATATATCCAGAATAAGCCAACAATTCCTAATTATACTGGTGCCTCTGGTGTTGCTATTAATAATGATACTATTACGCTCGATAACCCGATTGGTCTCGTCGCAGGTGATAACATTACAATCGAAGTATCTGGTGTTTCCGCAATCATTTCTGCACAAGGTGGCGGAGGTGGTGGAACTACCTATACCGCTGGTACAGGTATTGATATTACAAGTGATGTTATTTCTATTGACAATACTGTTGCACTGAAGACAGATATTCCTGTAGTTACGGGTTATATCCCGTACTCTGCATCTGGTGTTGATTTACCGAATAGCAACTTTAAGATTGAACCAGATGGACAGGCATATAAGAGTGGTTCACAGTCTACTGAAATTACAATTGCAAATGAAACGACACTTCCTAGTGTGTTCTATGCACCTATACAATATATTCCAACAAATAAGACTATAACAGTTACATTTGATGGTTATTCAGAAAGTGGAACACCAACTAGATTAGCTTACTTTATATATGATTCTGGTTGGGGTAATAAATCATATACTGAGGTAGATATTATTAATAATACTGCAACATTCAATATTAGGAGTCAGTCTATATCATCAACAGATCATGGTCTTGGCATAAGACCAATGAATTCTACAGGAAATCTTGATTGGTCTAAACTCGTTAATCCTAAGGTTGCATACACCGATACAGTTTCGTATAATATTCCTTACATTACTACAACCGCTGGAATTACAGATATTCAACTTGTTAATGAATTACCTGTAAGCCCAGTAAGTTCAGTTCTATATTTAATACCGGAGACTTAATATGGGATTAAATTTAGGAAATACAAATATTGGAGAGATATACCTTGGTAATACAAAGATTGCCGAGGCTTATCTCGGTTCTACCAAAGTTTACTCGTTACCTGTTCCAGCTGGTTATGATTCTTACAGAATTAAGGTTGAATGGACACAAACCGGAACGGCATATCAAATGTTCTTTCAGGGGGTTAATATAAACGGAGTGGCAGCCACGTCTTCTCAGTTCAGCGGCGGCAGCTATTATAACTGGTATGTTTGGATGCCGTTAAACCCTGATGCTGTTATCAACTGGAATCAGGGAAATAGTTATCAATTTGAAATACTGTATCTCGATATTATCGAACCTAACGTTACTTCTATAGATGTTCATATTGGTACATGGTGGGCCGGTGATTACCAACCCGCTACGGTTTCATTAATCGGTGTAAAGGACGGAGTTGAAACTGTATTGGGTTCAGATACCGAGTCTAATACAGCAGACTTGACATATTCTGTATCTATTTAAGGAGAAATATGATTATAAGACCTTTAACAATTATGGCTGAGAGACCTACCCCTCCGACACCTCCGGGTATCTCTCTTCTACCTTTGTCTTCTTGGACAATTGCTCCGAAGTCGTCTTCTACTATAACTGTTACGAATAATAACACGTTAAATGTTAACGGTATTGGTAACTGGAATGAACTAATCTATACACGTTTCCAACCAACAGAATCTGGAACTTATACATTCTATCTTAAATGGAATGCACCAAATGGTATCGATTTCTGGAATTCTTCAACTAGTACTTCACTAAGACAATTCGGTATGTGGTTTGATACATCGTTAGATATTTCTTATTCATCTGGTTATGAAGGTAACCGTTCTCAGGGTATCTTAATGTATGACCATGACAATACTTCTGCAATTTCCTTGGAACAAACAGGAACATTAAACTTAGATGCAAATACGAATTATTATGTATGGTTATCATGCGGCACGTTAGAAGATGGTAAATTACAGGTATTTAACTTTACAGAAGCGAGGTTAGTTAAGGTATGAGTGATTTGGTATTATCAAATCTGACAATTCAAGGTCATCCTGTTGGCTTGTTCTATGACGATCCTACACCAGTTGGACCTACTTCGCATACGTTTGAATTGACAACAATTGATGGTGAATACGGTTGGAAATGCCCAATTGATGTAATATTAAATTGTAATACAAACCAATTAGCAATTAATACGTCTTGGGAGTCTACTAGTTTATTTAGTGAAGGCGGTTATTATATGGTTCATCCATCTTCTAGTAGAAATTATCAGAGATGGATTCCTATGAGTTATAGTCCTACGCAAATTTCTGGTTACGAATGGGAATTTAATCTTGATAACAGTTTATTATCAAGCTATTTATCTAGTAGCATGAGAAGTTGGCTGGAGAATATAAAGAATCAAGGAACCTATGATTACGTTATAGTACATCCTGCTGCATACCAGACTTATAAGTTTAACGGTAATCCAGTTGCATATTTCATATTCGAGGATTAAATGATACAATGGAATAACAAATTAATCAGAATTAACGGTGGTCTGTGTGAATATCACGAACCGCCTGCTCCTCCTATACCTTCAGATATGGATTTCATATATCTTGCTAATGACTTTGATGGTTCTAAAGTTCTAAATAAAGCTACTGGTACTAATGCATTCGGACCATATTTAGTAGAAGGTACAATTACTAAGAATGGTAGTGGCGCAGATTGTTACTTATCTAATGGTTTCGGAAATAACAGGCTTTATATAAATTTAACACAAGAACAGTTATATAAGATGTACCCTTACAATGATGGTGATACTTATACATTCTTTCTTAGAGCATACCAAGATACTTCTAGGAGTGTTAGTGGTATTATTACTTGGAGAGTAGATGGATATATCTATATGATTAGATGCTATGCTGGACAATTACAATTACACACATCTACTGGTTATAATTTGGGTTCTGATTTCTCATTAACAAGTGATAAAGTATACAAAGTAATAGCGACAAAGAATAACGGAACTTGTAGTATATCTGCAAAGAATTTAAATACTGGTGTTGTGAGCAGTTCTTATACTTATTATCCAAATATGAACACAAAGATGTCATCATTTACTGGATATAGCAGTCGTATCGGTGAATCTGCTACAGATGCTATATATGGAATTGCTGGTATTCCAAGGGCAACTACGGCTGAAGAAGATGCAATAATCAAAGACGTATTAATGAATCAGTCTTTATAAGGAGTTTATATGATAATCAAATACGACAACAAGGCAATCAAATATACGAATAAATGGATTTCTGTAGATTCTCAACCTACACCTCCGACAATCTATCAAATCTATACTTCTGGTACGAACGGTTCTGTAGCTGCATTACCGACATCTGGTATTTCTGGAACTGAAGTAACTTTAAGCAATACTCCAGATACAGGTTATCAATTTGATTCATATTCTGTAACGGGCGCAACGTTAAAGAATACAAACCAATTCGATATTGGTAGTTCCGACGTATATGTTCATGGTAATTTCACTGTTATTCCTGTGGTAGATTATGTACAAATTGGAAACCTCTTGTGGCAGACTGTAAATACAAATCTTAGTGTAAGTTCTGGTTCTGTTGTTAGAGATGGACAACATTATTATAGCCCTACTGGTGTTTCTATATTGTCTTCTCAATTAACTGATGGTTGGAGAGTACCTACAAGTAATGATTTCCAGGCATTATCTGCTGCAGTAAGCAACAATGCGAGTGCATTATGTGCAACATCGCCATATTGGTCAGGAACAAACACATCTGGATTTACTGGATTACCAAAGGGTTTATATTGGTCAGAAACTGGAAACGTCGAAGGTCTCGGAACTATTGCTGAATTCTATGGAACAAATTGCCTATATGGTTTCGATACAAGTAATATATCATTACAACAAAGTGTTGATAATACTGTATACTGTACTGTCAGACTCTGCAAGAATGCAACGTAAGGAGAATTTATGTTAACATTTAATAACAAGATTATTACACGTAATACTAAATGGATTGCTCACACGTATGATCCTTATAATCCATTAAATTTACCGCCATTTACATTAAGAGTTAAATTTAAGACTGGTTATAATCCAATTCCACCTAATACTAAATTTGATGTATTAACTCAAATTTCTGTAGAACCTAATATCTGGGATTTAACGCGTTATGACCCAGATTGGAGAGGGGTTCTTGGTGAGAATTTATATTTATTAGAAGTACTTGGAGCTAATACTACTGGTGTAACCAATATGCGCGATATGTTTGGATATTACAGTTATGTAGGTGATTTCTCTTCAACTGTATTATTTGATACTTCAAGTGTTACGAGTATGCATGGTATGTTCTTTGGTTGTTCCAAGCTCACAACAATTCCATTATATGATACATCTAATGTTACAGATATGGCTAATATGTTCACATCATGTTCTAGGTTAACATCAGTACCTTTGTTTAATACTTCTAAAGTAACAAGCATGGCGGCTACGTTTCATTATTGCACAGCATTAACATCAGTTCCATTATTTGATACTTCTAGTGTAACGGATATGAGTAGCATGTTTCATGGTTGTGATGCATTAACATCAGTTCCATTATTTGATACATCAAAGGTTAAGGATATGGAGAGTATGTTTCAGAGTTGCGATTTATTAACATCAGTTCCATTATTTAATACTTCAAATGTTACTAGTATGAACAGTATGTTAGGCTGGTGCTCTGGTTTAACATCAGTTCCATTATTTAATACTTCTAAAGTTACAAATATGAGTAGTATGTTGGTTGATTGTGTTAATATTCAATCTGGTGCTTTAGCATTATATCGTCAGGCCTCAAGCCAGAGTACTCCGCCTTCTAAACATAGTAGAACATTCCAGAATTGCGGTTCTAATACCACAACAGGTGCTGCTGAACTTGCACAAATACCATCAGATTGGAAGTAATTCTATTTACGAAATGTTCTGTGCAGTTTCATATGTTCAGAACATTTCATCCATATTAATTCATTATAAGGACAATTATAATATCTATTATCTTCAATTAACTCTTCTCTAGTTCTAATAGCAACCATTCCAGAAGGTAATAGTCTTATTTCATCCTTATGATGAATATCCCAACCTTTGAAATTATCAGCCTTAGCAAGGTCATAATTCTCAATTAAATCTATTCTACCATCTTTGACATAAGATTTACGTCTACCTAATGTAGATGCTTTACTTCTTAATTTAGCATACTCTGGATCTTCATTATAGCGTTTCTTAGTTACTTCTCTTGCATTTGTATCAGATTTGACTTTGAATTCATGGTCTTCTTTATATCGCTTACATATTCTTTCAGAAACTTTCTTGCTTATTAATTTAGCATATTCTGGATCTGAATGATATTTATGCTTATTATATTGATTAATACGTTGTTTATAAGCTTCATAGTATTCAATTCCGTGTTTCTGTATAATTTCATTCTTTGTCATAATATCTAAATATAGCTAATTATTGTAGTAGGAAATATTAGTTTAATGTTAAATTTGAATTTATTAAGGAGACATAAATGTCTAAACAGATGAAGGTTTCTTGTAACCTACAACAAGATTTCACCGCAGCAGAACAAGCTCAGGCTAGAGAGAATATCGGAATTGACCTTGATAACCTCTCTGACGGTTCCAACGTAAAGTATGCGGGAGCATTGTCAGAAATTGACCTCTCCAAGGCCGATATGAAGATTTATAGGGATAGGATTCAGAATCCGACAATGGAATATTCTAAACTTTATATCAAGAACGAATATGACAATAATAAGACCTTTACTATGGTCGATTCTGATGCAGCATCTGGTTATCTCTTCAAACTTGCATCTGGTCCGATTATTTCACAGGAAATTCAATTCCCTCGTTTAGGTCCAAATATGCAGATACTCTCTACAGAAATCATAAATATTGATTCTTATGAGTATGACCTCAATATCGAGGAAGGAAAGTCTTATTTGCTAAACTGTGGTTCGTCTGCTGGTAGTATCAATTTAACAACAAACGTAACTGACCATCCAGTCTATACAATTATTTGTATTAATGCAGATGGTTCTGGTTCTTGTCCGTCTATTTCTGTTAATTGGAAGGATGAAGCATTAGGTAACTGTCAAGCATCGTTCGAATTCGAGGATGCTACATCGAATGCCGAATATCTCATGCACGTATATATTCAGAAGTTATACAA